TAACTGTCTTACCCGAAGAAGGCAAGGTGCATTTATATTGAGGTACATTTAACTTAGGTAATGCCATAGGTAATCAATTCAGTAATTTTATTTATGAGGTCATGTTAAACCATCACTGACAGAACTGCGAACATTACCACTCATGAGAAATTCAGTGTTATTTCTTCTCTGAAGATTAGTTCCAGACTGACGAACTGGGTCTGTAGAAGGAGTCGTTTCATTATCTGTTGGTGCTGGTCTCGTTATAGCGCCCGAGACTCCAAGAAGAGAACTATATTCTGCTGCTTGATAGAATCTATAACGCTCATAATAGAATTGAACGTTAAGAGTCATAAGTTTGTTTTGAGAATTATCTAATTGAATAGAACCAATATTATATGGGAACACTTTTCGCAGTTCATATGCACCTGTAAGTTGGTCTATCTTAGGTGTCATTGCTGTATATCTAGTGATTCCAGAGTCTCTAACCTGCCTTAACATATTTCGTTTACCGATGGCAAGTTCTCCACCACCACGTTCCCACTTATAGATTCTTAAAGTTGGACAAACATAATTGTCATAATAATCAGTATATTGACTAGCATCATTTGCCATCAAGGCAATCCACTTTTCAAAAAATGCTCTCGTTTCACCAGAACGAGGAACTCTAAATGAAATGCTAATTTGACTAAATGTAGACCCCGTAGCATATCTAATAGCAGAACCTAATTGGTTATAGGTTCCTGTAGTAACCTGTTTACTGGGAAGGTTTACCGAATCTGCATAATAATTTAGTAAATTACGCAAATCTCCTGTTTCTGGATTGTACTTAGCTCCATAACTCTGCAGCATAGGAGGAGTAGAAAAATGCACAGAAAATAGATTAGCAAAAGCAGGTGCGTTATCCTTTTGCTTAAAAAACCCAATAAAATCCTGTAATGAATTATATTGAGCACCTTCTCTATTTGGAATTGCCATTAGACTTTAAGTTCCTTTTCTGTGATTAACATAAATTCCCAACCATTATCAACACAAAATTCAGTTGCTGCTTTCCACTTTGCTTGATTGACAGCGTATGTTACAACTTCATTAATATAACGTTTAGTGTGTCGTTTTTGAGTTTTGGGTTCTTTAGTTTGCTTATATGGTTTAACTTCAACCAGGTATTTTTTGTTTCCTATTTTAACGTAAAAATCTGGAAAATACCTATGACGCTTTCCATCAACAGGAGAAGTATATGGAATAATAATTTCTTCACTACCCCACTCTTGAACTGAGGGAGTAATATCACACCATTTCATAAATTTATATTCCCAAGAAGAACGATAAATAACGTTAGTTGGGTCGCCCTTATACTTCCTGGGGAAAGAGGGGCGATACTTTCCTTGATATCTCATAAATACATAGAGGTCACATAGTATTTAGGTGTAATCTTGGCAATCCTTACTTATCCAAAAAGACCCCCTGTATCTAACTTGGCTGGAGCTGACGATGTAGAGTCTCCAACTGAGTTTATTGACTATGTGATGTTTCAAAGATATGCTATTAATTATAGCAATAAAGAATCTAACTACTACGGACAAAACTTACCTGGTAACACGGTAAATAAAAATAATCATCCAGATAGAATTTATTTGGCGATTCCAAATCAGGTATCTACTCAGTATACACCATCATACAATCAAGTTGATTTGGGTGTTGCTGGTGTTACTGCTGCGGCAATGTTAAGCACTTCTGGTGGTGCTGATGCAATGTCAAATATCATCCGAAGTGCAGCAGGAAATGCTTTACCAGAATTTGCTGCAAGTGCAATTTCGAGCACCGCAAACAGTTTAGGTCAAGCATTGGGACTTGAGGGAAATATTAATGCAAGCACGTTACAAGCATTAACCAGAGGAAAGGTATTCAACCCCTTTACCGAGCAAATTTTTAAAAATATGGCATTTAGAACGCATAGTTTTGCGTTCAAACTCTTTGCTCGCAACAAAGATGAAGCACAAGAGATTTATAAAATCATAATGTATATTAAAGAAGGTGCTGTACCAGGATTGGGTGGTGGAGAAGGAACTAGCACTTTAAACACAGCAATTACGCAGAATGCTTCTTATCAGAAAGCACAAGGCAATAGATTCTTTACTGTTCCTGATAAGTTTATTATTAAATATAAGAGGTTCAATCCAAACAATAATCTAACGGGTGGTGGTGTTGCTGAACTTCACCACCGAATTAAAGATTCTGTTTGTGCTGGTATTCAAGTTAACTACACTCCAGATGGTTCATACGCCGCTTTTAGAGAACTATTAGATACACCAATTGATGCAAAAAGACCTTCAGGTCAAGAGCAAGACCCAATCGGAGGACTTCATGTTCCTTCGGTTCAAATTCAATTAACATTTATCGAAACCTCTATTATTTCTGTAAACGATATCCGAGCAGGTTACTAATGTCTTACTTCAGCAGAATACCAAACATATATGTTGCCGAAGGCATTACCTCTTCGGAAAACTTTAAATATCGTCTTACAAAAAATCTTTTTAGAAGAGTATATTCTAGAGACGACCTAGACAAATATATTACATTCTTTGAACAGTATTCAATCCGAGATGGAGACACTCCATCTTCATTGGCACTAAGAATATCTGGGGACGTGTTTAATGATTGGGTAATCTTGATGGTCAATAACATTACAGATGTTTATGAGGAATGGCCAAAAAGAGATTCTGAATTAAATTCATATGTCGAATCTAAATATGATGAACTAGATGGAATTCATCATTGGGAAACTAATGAAATTTTATACAATGACATTGTTTTTGTGAAAGAGGGTATTGAAGTAAACGAAACTTTTAGAGCAAGTCTTCCCGATGGTTCTATAAAATCAAAAGAAGAATCGATATATCCAGTAACAAATTACGAATATGAACAGTATTTAAATGAACTGAAGAGACAAATCTTACTGCCAAATTCTCAAATTGTAGATATTATGATTAATGAATTTGAAGATTTAATTGCATATGAACCAAGTAACGAATTGGATCCTGATAACAATAATAAGAGAACTAATTTAAGTATTGCACAACTATTCCTTGAAAGAAAGGGTTCTGTTTATGCAAGTGCTGTTGTTTCTAACAGTATCGGAAAAGTTACTTCGTTTGATTATGGTAGCACTATCGCAAATGCGACAGCAACAGCAGGAATTATACAAAGCACGACTGTAGTCACTTCAAATAATACTACAACTAGTTCTTCAGATAGTTCTGGTTCTTCTGGTAGTTCTGGTAGTTCTGGTTCTTCTGGCGGGTCTGGATACTAAAAAACCCTAGAGACCCAAAAATTGGCGGGAAAATTTTCCGCCGATTCTGGGAATCAAGGGTCGATTTTGGTTTGGGGGTCACCCTCCATCAATTTGGCATCCAACCATTGCACCGCCTACGATACCAAGAGGGATTGCCCAGTAGCGTCCATCACCTCGGGAAGCAGCAGCACCAAGACCACCACCAGCAATTCCCCCAAGAATAGAACCTTCAATGCAGGAATTGTCGTCGGTTTGATGCTGCTTTTGCGGAGCATCATCACGACGGTAGACGTGATTGTTACAGGGAACTGCGACTCGCTCTCGGAAAGTCTTTACATATCCAGGAGATTGTGACGTGCCAGGAACATACTCTTCACGGTATTCATTCTTGTAACACTTTTCCTCACGAGCATAACCTCCTTGGGATTCGTATGCTAACCGATTGCTTCGGTCACCAATGCTCTCTGCACTAACAGGCAGAGCAGAGATTGTCATCAGAGCAGCGAGTGCAAGTTTCATCGTCCGAATCTCCTATCCATTCGTAACTTTATATAATACATACCGATAACCCAGAGGGAGAATAGTGCTCCCTCAGCATAGGTCATGGTGTTCCAAGCATGAACTGCAGACTCCATCAGTCTTCCTCAGCAAGGCGAGCAAAGTAGGACATGGTATCCTCTTCATCTTCTACAGGCGAAGCAGCAACTGCTTTCTCTCGGAAGTCAGAGACTTCTTTGCCCCAGGATTCAGAAGGCATGGGTTTTGCAAACACTTCCTCTTCCTCTTCGTTAACGACAGGGGAAGAACCAGTCTTACCAAGCACCAGGTTCAGGCGTGCTTGCAGTTGCTCATAGGACTTGAAGTTCTTGGCATCTTCAAACTCTGCGAGAGAGTATGCTTGATTCCAGAT